CTGTTGGCTCTTTATTTACTGCCTCGTCGTGAGACAAAAGTTTCTTGATTATACGCCTAATCATGTTCTACCCCTTTTTTGTTAAAAACTCAAATACTGTTTTTTTGTTTTTGTTTAGAAAAACCATCGCACCATCCCAATCTTCATAATCAACAATTTCACTGAAATAGTTGCCATGTGTGTCGATAATGTTTTTAACAGCTTTCTTTTTGAAAAACTCAACTTCTTTTTCGTGCTGCTTCTCAAAAGCAACAATGTTATCTTTTTGTCCCTCTCCTTCTTCCATGCGAATAACAGCATAATTTTTTGCATAAGCAAAGTCTTCAAGACTTCTAGCAATAATAAATAGGCTGATAACCTGTGATACTCGCAATAGTTGCAGGCTTTTTCTTACAGATTTTAGAAAATAGAACGTTTGACAGGTAGAATACCCGAAAATGAAAAACAAAAAGTAAAATAACCAAGGGTGTTCCATAGTACCTCAAATAAAAAAACCATCAGAGTCACCCCTGATGGTTCATTATAACACCTCGTAAAGATTATGTCAAGAGTTTATTTGTTAGCGAGACGATTGAAAATACGCTCTGTAAGGGCATCAATGTTAGAAGCCTTCTTGTTCTCTGCCATAAGACGCTGAGCAACGCGAGCGGCGATACGATTGACGCGAGCCTCCATGAGGTCCTCGTCTCCTGGCTCCTCGTCGTCCATGCTCATGTCCATTTCCATGTCACCCTCTGGGGCATCCATATCCATGTCCATCTCCATGTCAGCCGCTTCGTCATCACCTCCCTCGTCGGCTTCCATGTCCATATCGGTGCTAACTTCCTCACCGGTGACATCCTCAAGAGCAGACTCAAGAGCGGAAAGGAAATCATCTAAATTAATCTGAACACCTGCACCTGCACCCATGTCCATGTCCATCTCAGGCTCGTCCATTGGCTCCTCAGCAGGCTTATCCATATCCATTGGCTCCTCTTCGGCAGCCATGTCCATCTCAACCTCTTCCTCTTGCTCTTCAAGAGACTTACCGGCAGGATCTTCGTCCTGAACGTTCTCGTCGTCCTCATCGCGAGCACCAGGAGGCATTCCATACATCTCTTCGAGACGCTCCTGACCAACTGGCTTCACGTTTGCAAGTTTCATGAAGCGACGAATCTCGGATTCGTTTAAAAGTGTCTTACGAGCCATTATAATTCTCCTTAAAAAATAAACTCAAATGTAAATAGTAAAATTATTAGATAAATACCTAAAAAGTTAAATTGTTTTTCTTTATATGTTTTCTTATCTTTGTAAGAGCACTGCTTTCAATTTGTTTTACTCTTGCATAAGAGATGCCCATGCGCTCTGCGACTTGTCGTAAAGTCATGGGTCCGTTAATATAAATAGAAATCAAAGTACAATTCTGCTCTTTTTTATAATCTAGCCAATGCTTGCAATCTTTTTCATCACAAGGAGTGGCTGTGTCCATGCATCGTGTAGCACATTCTCTCATAAATCTGGAAACTCCTGCTCGATCATATCAAAGATATCTTCAACATCACCTTCGGAGAGTCCGTAATCTTTTAGGTTTTGTTGTCCTTCTCTTTGTGCTTTTTCTGCTTTATTCTTTTTAGTTTTACTAGTAATCGCAATTTCATTCGTAAATTCAATAATTCTTGGATCGTCATTGATAAGCCCTGAAATAATGTGACGAAAGAAAGCGGCTTGTGTAAGTCGTAGGTATTTTAGTTTCAATACCATCTGTGCGTGTCTATGATCGTTTTCCATAAACACAACACGTTTTTCCATATGCCCGTAGTTATCATCAGCCATTACCACTTCCTGTTTACGATGTGTGTTTGGCTCTCGATAAGTCCGGCAGATGTCTGGCAGATAAACTTTGAAAGAACATAAAGATCGGTAAGATCTCTTGCCCCTGAATAACTAAATCCAGAACGAATGCCTCTCTCAAGGTCTGCTAAAACACTACTTACGGGTCCACGGCAAGGAATACGAGAAGTTACACCCTCATAAGAGTTATAAGTGCCCTTCCAGTCTACTTGTGCTTCCTTGCTTGCCATGCCCCTATAAACCTTCCATAGGCGACCATCAGGGTCCTCTAGTGTCTTTCCTGGTGCCTCTTCTGTTCCTCCTAGTAAAGAGCCACACATTACAGCATCAGCACCAGCAGCAAGCAACTTTACGATGTCTCCGCTAGTTCTAATGCCACCATCAGCAATAAGGGCAACATTATACTCGGAAGACACCGGAACACAATCTAATACAGACTGGAATGTAGGAATGCCGTGACCTGTTTGGATTCTCGTGCTGCATATGCTTCCTCCACCGATGCCGACACGAATACTATTGGCACCCCACTCTGATAGATCTCGGAACGCTTCTGCGGTTGCTACATTACCTGCCATAATGTGAGGCTCATCGCCAAGAGTATCACGGATGGCTTTGATAGCATCCCTAACTTTCGTATGATGTCCGTGAGCAACATCAATACAAAGAGCCTTCGCCCCAGCATAGTAAGATGCTTGTGCTCGGTCAAGGAAGTCCCCTGAGACGCCAACAGCGGCTCCAACTTGGCAACCTTTCTTTACACAATAATCTACCCATTTGATTTGCTCTTCAATAGAAGCGTAACGATGAAGGATACCAAGACCACCAGCCCTGCTCATTTCAACAGCCATCTCTGGTCCCGTAACAGTATCCATCGGAGATGAAACAATAGGGAGTTCCAGCAATAAATCAAGTGAGAGTTCAGTTGAAATGTCAATTTCAGATCTTGAATTGATAGATGAGAATCTTGGTTCAAGAAGAACATCATCAAGAGAAAGAGTTTTCTTATACATTACTTCTTCTCCTTGTTGATAAAGTCTTCAATGTCCTTGGCAGTATACCAAGTCTTTTTATTTGGATCGCTCGGCTCTGGCATAACTCTAATCTTTGGAATCCTCCCATCATTCTGAATGAAAATAATAGTTGGAACACCTTGAAAGCCTAGGATTTTTTCTAACTGCAAGTAATCTGCGATGTTGAAGGCAAAGAACATTACATCGTCAAACTTGTCTGAAAGAGCAGAGTATTGCTCCTTTAGTTCGTGGCAGTAGTGACAGTTATTGCCATAAACCTTGACCACAGCAGCGAAAGGCTCTTTGGTTTTACCGCCCAGAAGTTTCTGGATTGCTCCTTTACTAATTCTACTAACCATTATTATTCTCCTTGATAACCTCTTGGGTAGTTCTGATACACTCTGGACAGAAAAGACTAACTCTCTCGCCCATAACAACCACCTTCCAAGAGAATACCATGTCCTTGCTCTGCTTGTCAAATGATTTCTGGCAAGCATTACATTGTTTAGGTAGTTTGCCAAACATAGCAATCTTATCAGTCATCGCTTGTTCTGGATCGCCCTTACGACGGCGAGCGGCGGCTGCTCTTCTTTCTTTCCTATTCATTTGCTTTCATCATCCCCATAGCAGGAAAGCCAGGATCATTGCCGTTGAAAACAACAACAGCAGAGGGGAAAGGAGCAGAGTTACCGCCATTACCAAACTTTAGACGACCCTTGACAAAGTAAATAGCCTGTGCCTTCATAACATAGTCGTGCCAGTATCGCGTATCAGTTCGAGCAGGAATAAGAGCAATAACAGTAGTATTATCCTTCTGTGCTTCCTCGTAAGCCTTCTTGATCCAATCCTTGATAACACGACCATAAGGAGGGTTCATAAATACAAGATGCCCACCCCAGTCTTGTGAAAGCCCATCATCCTCTTCGGTAAAGTGATTACGAACCTTGTAGTTTGAATTATTAGAACAAGGGTCAAGAGTAAAAGTTCCAAACTTATCTTCCAGCCTGTGAAAGAAATGCTGCGGAGTTCCCCACTCCAAATCCTTTGAACTAAACATAGTTTCGCGTGTAGTCTTATCCATTGTTATCCTCAATTATCAATTATAATAAAATATTCTTTTAAGTTTGTGGCTCTTTTTATTTGTTTTTTAGATTGCGTGCAAATCCTGTGTTCTCTATCTTTAATTGCGACTTTGCCATAATCATTGCAAACTTTAATTAATTCATCGATAGAAATAAGATTTCTAGGAGCATCAGAGTAAGATAAAACAATTCTGGCTGCTTTATGTGTCTCTAGTAAATGATTAAAGTCATTCTTGATTGTCTTTTTACTGTAAAAAGCATCTGGCGGGCTTCCTTTAAAACATGCCCTTGAGGGTCTTGGGACTGCGTAGGAATAATTTAAATTTGGCTTGTCCCACAACGCTAAAGAATCATTAAGATGATAGCATGATTTATAAAGCACCCCACCAGTGTAAGGGGGATCAAAATAAATCATATCAGCATCAATATTTTTTAGAGAAAAAACATCTCCTTTATATTGTGTTCCAACAATGCCATTGATCAAAGTTGGAGCACTAAATAAAACATCCTTTTTAGATTTTTTGCTCCATTCTTTAAAGGAACTTTTTTGATCATTTGAATTATTAAACACACTGTCACATCCTAAAATTACGCTAAATATTAGAGCGTTTTTGTTTTGTTCAGTAACAGAATGTAATTCTTGAATGTAATCTCTAGCGGCGTCAATTTTTAATGCATTTTTAAGTAACAAGCCTAATGGTCTTTCCTGCAGCTCACTAACATTTTTAACCTTTCGGACAACGGTGCCAGCATAATTTTCAGAAACCCATCCGGCTTTCAAAGGTAAACTATTGATTTTGTTTAAATGATAATCAACTATCTCCTTATCATAGCCCTCTAGAAAAACCTTGCCATACAAAAACGAAGATTCGTTTAAATCGTTTGCAAATACCTTAAAGCCAGAATTTCTTAAATTAGCACTAACAATTCCAGTTCCAGAAAATCCATCAAAAACAGATTTCGCTGAAATTTCTTTTGCAAAATCCACAATTTGAGAAACTAATTTTCTCTTACTGCCCTTGTAGGCTACTGTTCTAACTTTTAAATTGCTCAAGGTAGTCTCTTTGTGCTTGGGCTTTAAATTTTTTATAGGAAATTTGGTTTTCCGAATCTTTAACTTTTATTTCTGATGGTCTTTTTATAAAGGTTAGTTCAGACGTTGGAACTTTTAAAGTGACGCCATCTTTAGAAAAATCAAGCCAATCACTTTTAATATCACACTTGTTAATCAAAGCACTTGAAAACGAATCAACACTTCCAGTATCTACAATCAGGAGGGCGTCAAACCTTAAAACATCCTCAACACTTCTTTTGGAAGCGTCACCAAGGCTATTCATAATCTTAATGTTGCCACTATTCTTTTTTAAATTACCTTTCTTAGTGTAAAGGCAGAATTTCTGTGATTTCATCTCAACATTCAACTTCATGATCCCATCCAATCTCATCGACCCACTTTACACACTTCTGGGAACATTCTTCTAGAGAATATTCAAATAAATCTGACTTATCAAAACGATCTTTTCTTCCGTTTAAGTCATCACCGATATTTTTCACAATGGTGAAAAACATATCCCAATTAACATCACTTTGCATCGTTTCGCATAAAAGATTAATGTTATCCATCAGTGCTCCCAAGTGCCCCGTCACCACGATTACTAATGGTCATAGGAAAATCATAAAGGTTATCAGTATCAATCTCAACAGGTCGGAAATGAACAACAGGAATCAAAACAACTTGTGCAATCTTGGTCCCCGGATCAATCAATTGAGTCTTGTTGCCAACATTGTGAAGGTTTACAAAAACCTCCCCATCATATCCGGAATCAACAACACAGGCACCCACAAGAAGGGATCGCTTTGAAGCATTGCCTGAACGATTCTTTACCTCAAGCATGTATCCATGGGGAATACCAAACTTCAAGCCAGTTTGGAAAAGCGCAGTCTCTCCTGGCTGAAGGTAGATACCCTCACCATCAGAAGGGCAGAAGAAAAGATCTAATCCTGCATCTGACGGGTTAGCCCTATCGGGCGTGATTACATCATCACGAGTCTTGTAATATTGAATAATCACTCTTCACCTCCATTTCCAATGATAGTATTGTAACTTTCAAGCAACTGATCAATATCTACGTTGCCCTTGATCAGGCGATAAGCCTTCACTGCGGCACGAATCTCATCAGTATCAAGCCATCCATTATCCTTGAACTCTTGACGAAGGGCTCGCTTTTGCTCCTTGTAAGGCTCCATGGCTTCCTCAATAGCACCAAGGGAACGGATGTATTGCTTGATATACTCTTGCTTCTCTTCAGACATAGGTAACTCCTTTGATTACTTTATAATCTTACCAAATGCGATGATCAAAGTCAAACAAATTCTGGTGAATCTGAAAAGAAAATCTCATCAACACAAGAAGGAACAGCAGAGCGAAGATAAGCCCTGATGGCCTCTTCGTCCTTGAAAGAGAGATTTGGATTATTTACGCCCCAAGAAGCGACCTCTCTCAACACATCCATCTTGTTGAAAATCAACTTGTTTACACCATTCATAAGAATGGCTTGGTTTAGTTGCTGGAGGTTTAGCCAGTTACACTGACGAACGCGACCAGTGGTTGCTCCAAACTCTGCACCAGCCTGTTGAATGCGGTTGAATACAGGATTATTTGGCTGAAATTGCTTCTTGCCAACATAAGTCTCATAAATTTTTGCGATGCCCCAGACATTGCGTAGAGAGCGAGGATTAACGCCGTTAAGGAGCGCTGCGGCTACTCCACAGTGACTTGAAGTAACATAAGGATAATCACCCCAATCAGGGTCCAACCAGAAGCCTTGTGCCCCTTCCATAAGGATTACAGGCTCTACATCGCTGTTATGTAGTTCTTCATAAACATCAATAAGGAAAGGCTTTAGAAATGGAACATCAGCAGCACGAATACCGGTGCGAGCATACTTATCGCGGTAAGCAGGACCATTGCCAGATTTAGTGGTTCCAATCTTTTCATCCTTTGAGTCCTCTGCTACATGAGCATCAGTAATAATGTGAACATTGCTGGCAATCTTCAAGTTATCTTTTAGGTTGATTCCTCCTCTGGAAAGGATATCCATCTCTTCCATCAGTTTGTCTACATTTAGTACACAACCGGGACCAATAATAGATGGGATACCAAAAAATACACCAGCAGGAATATGGTGGGTAATAAATTTGGTTCCTTCGTGGTAAATCGTGTGACCGGCATTGCAACCCCCATTGAACCTGATACAATGGGTGTACTCACCACTCTTCAAAAGATGGTGGGTAACCTTACCCTTACCTTCGTCTCCGTGTTGAAGACCAATAACAATGTCTGTAATCAAGATTCCTCCTCAAAATTATAATTAAAAAGTTGTTTCATGAATTGTTTTATCAAGTTGTCTTTTGCCTCATCAGTCTCCGCTTCAGCAAACATGTAATTGTAACTTGATAATTTGGTTTCTAATTTCTGTCTTACAAGTTCTTTTTCTTTTAGCATCCATCTAGTTTGTTGTTTATAGTTTGTCGGCAAAGGAACGTTATATTTTTCTGCATAATCAATCAAGATAAAATAACGTCTCTCCTCAAGTGCCACCTTTGACTCCTTGAATGCTATAATCATACCATCTTTTTCTTCTTGAGTCAAGTCTAAATTCATAACCTTATCAGGATGCAGATGCATGGCTAGTTTTCTAAAAAGTTTAGAAAAAGTTTCATGCATTTCCGAGTCGTCTTTATCTTCAAAGCCTCTTTCTTCCTCCTCTTTAGTACCAGGATTTTGACTAAATTTATCATGTACTTGTTCAGCATTGTCTCTATTGAGAGCATTGAGATCGATACCATGCCTACGACAAAAGTCCTCATAATGACTTTGAAATTCTGGACCCATCTCATCAGCCATTGTTTTTACAATGTGAAGTTCCTCATAAAGATACCTCAACTGATTTACTGTCATCTTCCATTTCAATACTGATGCGCTCATAACCCTGTGCCTTTACATATTCAGCAACAATTTGCTTGTTGTAATTAGACCAATCTTTTAGTTCATCCTCTGGAGGTAATTCCTGACCACATTTATCGCATTCTTCTACTATCATCCCAACAACCTAAAACTCTTACCAATGGCATAGGTTGAAAAACCCCACTGCTCATCATACTTTAGTTTAGACATATAAGGTCGGTTCAAATAAATCTTATCTTTCTCTGGTCTGATACCCCAACAGCGGATCCTTGTAAGTTGGTTATTTGAATCAATAACCTCAACAATCCAGTAAGTCTTGCCTTTCTTGGTCTTCTTTACAGTGACCTTGCGAGGAATAAACCAACAAAGAAGAAGATCTGGATCAAACTCTGAAATAGGCGGTACGCCTTTCTCTGATAGACGCTCAATCGTTGCTTGGCTAATAACAAGATTCAGAGGAAACACTCCAGTCAGATCAGTCTTGAATTGAATGATTTCTTCCTCTGTAAAGTCTCCTTCTGGTCTGTAAGTTTCCATATTCACAGAAAGACGCTTTAGGTTCTTTGGTCGATCAACAATGCATGCAGACCAGAAATGCTTACGACCAGTAAAGCGATCATCAACAAGATTATCAAGAGCACCGCCACGACAAAGAGCATCGAGGGCTTTCTTGTTTAGTTTGCTGTATACAACCTCCTCTCTGAACAACAAGTCCTCTGCATTTAGGAACGGACGATTGTTTAGAATCTGCTCAATAGCCGATGCTCCAAGACCCTTGATAGAGGTTAGTGGCTGAATAAGAGTCTTTCCATCCTCGCTAATCTCCCAAACACTACCGGACTTATTGATATCGAGTGGCGCAATCTTGAAGCCAAAACGCTTGGCGATGTTGATAGCCTTCTCTTTGCGGGTCTCGGGCTCCTTGTCCAAGAACGCAGCCATCCACTCGGCAGGATAGTATGCGAACAACCAAGCACACTGATAAGAGATAATGCTGTAAGAGACTGCGTGAGACTTGTTGAAACCATAGCCAGAGAAGAACTCAAACTTGTTCCAAAGTTGGCGGGCATCATCAGCATCGATACTCTTTTCAACACAGCCATCAATAAACTTACGACGAAGTTTATTCTTCAAACTATCTTTACCAGTTCCCTTCTTGGTTAGAACCTTACGAAGGAGGTTGCCCTCATCAAGGGTCAAGTTACCAAGTTTGTGAGCCAGTAGAGCAATCTGCTCCTGAAAGATTAGGAAACCAAAAGTCTCTTCGGTAATCTCTTGAGCATCACCAGAAAGATACTGAATACGCTGCGGATGCTCCATAGCATCAATATATTCCTCGTGAACATTAGCGGACAAAGGACCAGGACGATAGATAGATGTGATGGCGGAGATGTCAATAATGTTATTTGGCTTTACTCTCTTACAAAACTCTTGTGCCCCAGACTCTGTAAACTGGAAGATACCAGCCCACTTACCAGCATGGAAGATGTCTTTATAAACTTTCTTATCGTTGAGATCCAAAACATCAGGATGCAAGTTTTCATCATAGAACTTCTTGATGTCTGCGTAAGTTGGATTATCAATACCGTGATGGCGGCGAAGGATGTGCTCAATACTACCCTCCATCATCTTCAAAGTTGAGAGACCAAGCAAATCAAACTTAATGAAGCCCATAGGCTCCAAGTGACGAACATTCTGACCCTCTGACCAAGGCGTCTGACGAACACCACCAGAGTTGATAAGGGGCATGTATCTATCAAGGTCCTCGGCAATCACAACTCCACCAGCGTGACGAGAGCAAGAGCGAACCTGACCAACAAGACCCTCAACATGAGCCTTGACTTGTGGATACTTATTCAAGTATGTTTGTAGCGAAGAAGAGAACTCCATTACCTCTTCCCAGGTTGGAGTATACATTCCAGCCTTCATCCCGTGCTTTTCTTTCGCGAGAGGCGTTGCTTCACGAATCATCACACTAGTAACGTTGTTTGCCTCCGTAAATGGAACGCCATACAACTTTGAAATGTCTTTGATTAGTGAACGCAGTTGTAGCGTGTTCCAGTTAGAGATTGGAGCAACAGTATCTTTACCCCACATCTCAACCAACTTCTCTTTCAAAAGCATACTATCGGATACATCATAGTCAATGTCTGGATAGTCTTTCGCATCTGAACGCAAGAAGCGAGAGAACAGAAGATTATACTTGATAGGATCAACCTGCGTAATACCAAGCACATAAGCAACAAGAGAACCCGCCGCAGAACCACGACCGGGACCAGAAAGCATCATCTGATTAGAAACATCACAGATTGCCTTCATCGTTAGAAAGTATTTACTAAAACCACGATCAGCAATAACATTTAGTTCGTGACGAAGACGATCTAGATACTCATTGTCGTTATGAAGATTTCGCTCTCGAAGACCTTCAAGCGTTGCGTTTACAAGTGCTTCATCTTCCGTATATCCTGCAGGGACAACAAACGATGGTAAGCGAACCGTATTATCCGGAAGGAATCGCTCGATGCGCTCGTGAGCAATCCGGTAACTCTCCTCAATAGATTCGAGGACAAGATCATCGTCATAATCATACCCATCAGAGTATGTTTTATAAGACTCCCACATCTGGTCCCCATTTTTAGGGTATAGTTCATAGCCAATCTCTTCTACTCCACTTGGCAACTCGGAGCCCTCTGCCCAAGAAGGAGTGCCCTTGCCAAGCCAGCCGAGACGTTTATACAACTCTCGGTCCTTCCAAGCATCCGGATTCGGATAATGACTATCGGCAGTTGAAAGCAGTTTTACGCCGAACTCTTGTGCTACCCTGATAATATAAGTATTCAGTTCATGCTGTTCCGGCACATTATTCCACTGAATCTCGCCATACCAACGATCACCGAAGATGCTTACCATCTCTCTTGTCGTCTCTCGCATGGCGTTTAGGACTGCTTCTTCGCCGTCCTCACGGTGCTCCCAATAGTTTCCGGCATATACTCCTCCAAGACATGCAGAAGAGGCGATAATACCCTCATTATACTTCTTCAAAAGTGCATAGTCGATACGAGGATACCTATAATAATTTTCAGGTAAATAAGACTCTGAAATCAATTTGAAGAGGTTGTTCAGCCCCTTTTGATTCTGAACTAACAAAACAAGATGCCTACGACGACGAAGAAGATCCTGTGTCTTCTTGCTGGCGTTCTCGTCCTCTACCGTAGCACCAGACTGGTCTTCTTTCTTGATCTTGCGGGCATTCTTCTTATCTGCCATCGCTTTCTGGTACTCATCTCGCCAATCATCAAGCGAAGGCAAGAAGTAAGCCTCACATCCAAAGATAGGCTTGAAATCTTTTCCCTCTGCCTGCATCTTCTTTGCGTGAAGGACCTGATAAGCAAGCCCATTCATGTTGCCGTGATCGGTTAGAGCCAGGGCATCACAGCCATTCTCATAGGCAAAGTCCATATGAGCCTGCGGATACCCAAGGGCATCAAAAATAGAGCCTGCGACGCTATGAGCATGCAGTCCAACAAACTTAATTTTAGATTCAGTTCTGTCCAAAATAGTTCTCCTGTTTGATTCTTTACTCTCCTAGTTTACCACAAGTGTAAGGTCCGGTCAAGGGTTTATACGGCTTTTCTATCACATTTTCTGAACCAAGAAAATTACGGTATTCACCCCAACTAGAAAGATCATAAAACCAATCAAGTTCTATTTTGGATGCGTTCTTTGTATTAACTTCGCTAAAGATCTGACTAAAATCAAACTTCCTTGCTGACCATCTTTGGTCCAAAGGTAGTTTTTGACTGGGATACTTTTCGCCTTGCAATGGAGGTAAATACTCCCGCGTTGTTGTTTTGTTTATCATTCTTCTGCATTTTATACAATCCTCTCCTGTTAGTGTAAATGGCAATGGTAAGTTGTTTTTTATATTTTTGTTTTTATAAGTTAGAAAAAAGTTACCTTTTTTATCAGCAATTTGTTTTCTATATTCTCTCAAAGAATAAATGTTGTATGCCGCCATCGGGAAGGATACAAAATACTTGTCAGGCGTTAGCCATTTCGAGATCTTGACTCCAACCCACCACGCAGAATTAACTCCGTGGATTACAGACCAGCCGTAAGAATCACGTTTATCGCAATCCTGAAGGCTGATTGGCACGTAATATATAGGTATCTCTCTTCTCAACTCCCTATGAAATTTACTCATGTTTCTATTATAATATACAGGATCATGCACAAAATCACCAACAATTTTTCTGACGATAGGTGCTAAGTCTGGATTTGCTACGATCCATATGGTCTTACAGCCAGCCAAAGCACATTCAAAAACTGACTTCTGTATAGCCGTAAAGCCATCCTCTACCTGTAACAAAATAGGCGATACTGCTGTTTGATGCTCTGTTTGGATGTTTGCTACTGGAATAATGCCGGCAATGTTCGAACGTAAACTCAAAGATACCTCAAAAATCGATCATAGGAAAGTGTAGCATGTCGTAGATCTTTGTATAAATCTTGAATCTCGATTGCAGGAATCTGTATGTGATCTTTGTACTCTTTGAGTATTTCATTTTGTTGGATCTCCCTTCTTATGTGAGTGGTTTTGAAAGCATAATGTCTTGGATTTCCCGCGCTGTTGAACCCGTTTTGTTTACCTTTCATTCCCCTTTCTTTCATCTCATGCAACATCTTGAATCTAGCCATTGTCTCTGAATAATCAAAATCCATCAGTTGACTATCCGTGAGGCAGGAAACAATACAAGCATCTTTTACTTTTGTCTTGCCATCAATGCGATCACTAGAGTAAAACCAGATGTCTTTTACAAAGTCATCTTCTGTATTGATAAAATCAACCTCGTGCTTGCCCCCAGAATTGAAGGCGATCCAATCATAGCAAAGATAACTTCCTTTATCAATTTCTTTCTGATCAATGAGTCGATAGCAGTTATTATCGCCAAAATAATAACAAGTGTCAAAGGACACTTCTGCTATTTTTGAAAAGAAGTTTGAGAAGACTAGCGTTTCCCCATTATAACGCATTGAATCGCAGAAATCTGCTAATGGCGACTTTCCAACATAAGATAAAATAAACAAAAGTTTATTCCATAAGGCTTCTTGTGGAAGACCAACTTCTAATTCAGAGCCAATACCAGTAAGTTTTGTCTTTTTATTTTCAATAGAAAGAAAACTCAAATCTAAATCATAAGGAAGTTTCTTGAAAAATAAAGGTTTTTGAGCAGTCGAAAAAAAGATAGGAAGTTCATTTATATAAGCAAACATTACAGCCTTGAGAGAACTGCCAACTACAATCTTTTCGTATTTGATTATCAATCTTACCTCGCTGCTAAAGCGATCTTGCAAATATGCTCTAATCTTTCAATATGCTCAAATGCTTCCCATGGATTTCTGCCAACAGCACAAACACCGTGCTGTGCTTGTCCTACAATGTCAAATTTGATCTTTCCATTTACAGTCATTTTATCGAATGTATGTTTTGCCAACTCTGGGCTAATTGCTGGCAAAACAGGGACATTGTGGGCAACCTTGGTATATCTATAAATCTCTGGAAACTTTGTTGCTAATTCCTGTAAGTCATATCCTGCCATCATAGCAGCAATAGTGTATGTTGGATGAAGATGTAAAACAGAGCGAGTGCTACTATGAGAATTTTGAAGTAACCAATGCATCTCTAATTCACCGGATGCTCTTTTGGAATAAAGCAACTCACCATTGATGATTGGAATACGAACAACTGTTTCAGGATGAATAATATTCTTTCTCACTCCTGACGGTGTAATATAAAGCATATCCTTGCTCTTTCTCTTCAAAGAACAATTTCCGTCTCTGGTGGTAATCCAGTTACGCTTATATGCTTCACGCATCACATCGCCAATCGCAGTAATCATTTTCTAATTTCCCTATATGCTCCCACAGTCTCTGGATACAAATCAGTAGCAATATCTAAACAGGCTTCGGCTACTTTCTGAATTTCCCACTGTGCCCCCTCGTGAGTTCGAAGGTCGATAAACTTAAGTAGATTAGAAAGATTGCAAGTTCCATAATATTCGGTATACATTGTTTGAGGAAGAATGCCACGAGCCTGCTCTCGACATACACCAACATTCAAAAGATCCTTGAAAAGTTTATAAGCAACTTCAGTGTGCTCCCTATACATCTTTGATGCTTCCCAGGATCCCCAAGCCATAATCGGATCGATCAACTCATCTTCATTGCTAGCCTGACGATTTGATTTATGTTGAGTTCTGAACTTGTTGGGCGTATAGAATCTAATGTCAAAGTCCGTATATCTTCTAGAAATTTCATTGTAAGACCAAGTTCTATGACGATGATGCTGGCTACGCACAAAAAGAGGTACGACAAAACGAAAAGTAATAACGTTATGTTCAAGAGTAGACGTGTGTCTGTGCTTGATGAGATATTTGATGAGTTTTCTGTCTTTTTCATCTATCTCCTCCTTTTGCTTTCCGAAACTAACGCGAGCACTATTAACAACTGTAAGATCGTCGCCCATATGGCTAACATAATCTACTCTCCCGATCTCGTCATTATACAGGTAAATAGTTTTTTCGTAATCTTTCACATAAACTCCTATTAGAAAACTTCTCTTATCATCATAGTTTTTGTACCCTTAAAAGGGTCAGCAACAACAGACATCGTAGAGATCCCGTTGTTATCGTCAAAGTTGGAACTACCCCAGATTACTTCTCCTTGATCGGTGATTGTAATGCTGCTGGGGTATCCATCAGTCTCAATGTATTCAGCATTAGCCTGCCCATCACCGTTAGTATCTATTCCTCCTTCACAAGTATTATAACTCATTCCACGGATTTTTCCAAGCCCATTCTCACAACGATCTTCATTTGGCGTGTAAGTAGGGAAATACACTACACCTTGATAGGCAATAGGGTTACCAGTAAGTCCTTCGCCCTCATCCATTTCAAGATAGCCGCCGGTGCAAATAGGCGTTGCTGTTGTGGGACAGGACATAGGGCTCTCATCAATAAAGCCAAAAACATAGCCTGGATCGCTGTTTAGCCTATCGTATGGGCTGCCAGTTCCCCAATAAACACCTAAACTGCCGTCTGTATGCCAAGCAGTTGTAGAGGCATAATAAACCTCTTGTCTTGCCTCAACATAATCGTATGGATCAACAAACTCACACCATTCTGGGTTATCTAAATCGCTTGTATCAATAACTGCTTTATAAAACCAAGTGTGTCCTGGATCAGCGATGTCTGATACTCCGCTTGATGGATCGTAACTAACTGTAACAGGAAAGTAAATAACATCGCTATCACCGTCGGAATCAACATCAACAACGCTAACAGCACCAGAAATGTAGCCGTATTCATAAGAGCCGTCAGTATCTAAATTTACTGATGACCCTGGTTCTGGATGAATGTTTATGCCTGCTCTATCAAAATCAACAGCATCGTAATAAGAGTTTAAATAATCATCGCTGATGTGATGAAAATAAAGGTTTGGCTCTGATGATTTATAGTAATCTGCGGAACTTGCGTATGGAACCGCTCTACCACTACCCCAAATAACCGTCCATCGGTCGTGTGGCTCGTTTTTATCATAAAGATTAGCAACAACAGGACGAGAAACAGAATAACCCATAGCAGTATGATCTACATCATCATAAACTTGCGGCCCAAGGTGTTCCCATAGGTATTCTGGCTGGGCTGGAATGCTGATGTCCAAAGCCAAAGTCGTTGGTCCGCCTTTTCCTTGCTGAACAACAACAACACGATGCCACTCACAGTTAGTTGGAAAACTTTCTAATGAGCACTCTTTTACACCATCATTATCAGCGTCGATCCATACATCCTCCACGACAGGCGAGCCATCAAACAAAAAAGTTCGCCCATACATCATAAGGTCTGTAAATTTTCCGCTCCAATCCTCGGAGGTGTCGTTATAAAGGGCGTAACTCAAAGCCCAGCCCCAAAGTTCTTCACCTGCCTGCTCATCATCCTCATCAGTGCTCAATGATGACGCAGGGCGGTCCAGGTAGTCTTCCAAGGCGAACGCATGGAGGATCCCGTCATTCGCTGGAATGAGAACAATGTTAGGATAGAGTTCAGGATAATCGTCGTGAGCATCTTCAAGTCCTTTTAAAAATCTTCTGTATGTCACATCAGAAGAATAAGTGTTATTTCTGGCGGTTACTACCACCGGGGTTGCATGTGGAGAGTCTCCTAACTTCCAGTATCCTCTTTCTTGATCAAGATAACGGAAAGTTGCTGTTGGTAGTCCTCGCGTAAAATCAATAAGGTATTGTAAATCGTCTGTATCAACATCATCATCTTGATCAAAGTCGTGAGCAAGAGTAGATGTATCCAAATAAGTGTCTAATAAACCAAAGGTATCAACAGCATCAACAAAATCAGCATCTAAATCCATCCTTTTTGTGCTATTTGTCCCAGCAGGGTATCTTTCAGACCACACGGAGTCGCTTGGGCTTACATGTATTGCTAGTTCTTCACTAAATGTAAAAATGTTTCTCTGACCGAAGCCATCAGGTAAATCAGGGTTTGTTTCTGATGATAACACAGGACGAGACACAAGCAAATCACCAGCATCCCAAATAGCACCACCAAACTGTGATGGTCCATCAGTTGTAATGTCACCATCTTCGTTGATGCCGTAGGCTCTAACGTGACCCTGTGCTAACGGCGATCCTCTCTCGTCACTTGTCCCTGTAAGACCAGCAATCTCATAGAAAGAATAAATAAGATAATCACCCTCTGCCGTAACGATTGGGGCAGACCTTGAATAGTAGCCTGCTCTGATGTCGTTGAGGACATACATAATCTTTGATAAGATCTCATCGCCTTCGTTTGCGACAAGATACATACCATCGCCATCAGTTGCTTCGGAAGCAGAGCCAAAAAGGTCTTCTGAAAGAGAAGAGCCATCTACTCTAATGCCAACCGTATGCGTCAGAATGTTTTGATCATCAGATAAGTCAGGGCGCGCATCAAACTCGTTATAAAGACTATAAACCACATTATCATACAAGCACCATTCATCAGTAGCACCGTAAGTATGCGATGAATCACAAGTAACATCTCTCGGCATTCCAGATGTAAGACTCAAATCTCCATCAATGTCGTCATCGTAAGAAGGAATACCCGCTGTAATGGTGACTACGTGGATTTGCTCACAATCGTAATCAATAACAGAGTTTCTGCCTCTGCGAGAAACATAATCACTTACAGATTGTAAAGTTTCAGCAAGGTTTCTTGTGTCCGTAGAGTGAGCAGATACAGAAGATAATGCGTTTGAGATCTCGGAGTTGGATGAGCCAACAGGGGCAATCTCATAAAAATCAGTTTCTGACTCTGAATCAGATGTTCCAACTACGCCAAACTTTGCCCAGTCGTAATGCTGTGTTACTTGATCAATAGCATCAATCGTGTATTCTAAACAAGTTTTAGTGATAGCAGCATCAGCGATACCAGAATCACCATAAGCACCGCAATTGTCGCCCATTTCAGCAGATAAATCTACAAGAAAAACAATCGTAGGAGGGACACCCTCAATAGTTGATAAAAACTCGTCACCAGCACTGGTGCTAGCAGCACTGGCGATTGATTGCCCCAAGAGCAGATAAAGCATTTTATTCCACGATGTTTAGGTCAAAATCATAAGTCCAAGAAGATTCGCCGGTAGCAACCCTTCCGTTCTCGTCATCTCCAGCGGAAGAAACTGGCTCTCCAGCCTCGTTGATGCGTCCATCATTATCAACATCAGCATAAGCCCAAAGATAAGCAACAGTATTTGCTGGAACAATCATCTCATATTCAAGATCATCACTCTGAACCTCTGAAGGATTGAACGCCTCATAATCATAACCATCAACAAGATCACTAACGTTCACATCGCTAGTAGGACGATACTTGAGAGCACTAACATAAATAGATGTAGTCTCTGGCAACTCAACAAGAGTATTCACATAGCCACTGATACGAACAAAAGGAGTAAGGTCAAGACCATCGTAATCACCATAAGGAATTTGAACGTCTGCCTCTAGAGTAGCAACAGAAAGTTCAATAGGGTTTGCGCTCAATCCATCAACCATATAGACGCCCCAAGTGTCACCAGCAGGATCGATAATTCCATTATAATTTGAGTCATAAGCACCAACCAAGTTCATCTGCGACGGATTATCGCAAAAAGTCATAGAATAAGGACCAACAGCACCACCGCCACTCTCCTCCATAACAGACCAAACAGAATTGTAAGGTCCGTTCCCTTCAGTATCAAGCAGCATGGCGCTAGCATCACCGCCGGCATAAGAGGTGGTGATAATCACTTCGCCAGTAAGGAGGCCAACATTGCAATAATCACCCCAACCTCCGCCATCATCACTGCCATAACCAGAACCATAGCCCCAGCCACCATAGTTTGAAGAACCATCCCAGTAAGGAACAAGAATGTTGATGTCAATTCCGGTAATAATGTTGTAATCGTCGTTAGTGTCTGGGTCATAAATCACATCCGGGTAGTTGCCGATAGGATCAGCGGTTCCAATAATGCCATCATCCCAATAATCACTAGCAGCGTAAATCCTGATACCACTTACATCATCTTCGTGGATCTCAAACTCAAACTTGTCACCATCGATGTCCGGGCTGGCGATAGAAACCTGATCTACATAAATCTCCTTGCCATCTTCAGCATAATATGCTGCTACAAAATTAGAACCAAAAGGATAAAAACCATTATAAGCATCCCAATCAATATAAATGTATTCTCCATCTTGATCAAGCGTATAAAGGCTTACAGTCACAGTTCCTTGAACAATGGCGTGAAAGCCGCCGTCATCCTTGGTAAACTCGGTATCAATAGTCTTATCTTCCTCAACTACATAAGCAGTATCGTCATCCTCTGGATTTTCAGAGGTTAGCCCATTGCCGCCATCAGTAAGTCCAGCAGTCTCCTGATCCAAGATAAGAAAATCACTATCACTACAAAGCGGTGCCATCAAAAATGGCGAAGCAAAAATAAGTGGAACAATGTAGTTTTTAGTCTTCATGAATAACCTCATCAATTAGTTCGCCAATCTCTAAACCAGCACAATCAATCTTGCCCTTATAGCAGTGGTAGTGACTAATGACACCCTCAAACTTACCATAAACAATCTCTTTCTCATACTTGGTAGAAACCTTGCCAAACTGGTTAAGTTTAGTCTTTAGTTTTACATTTGAAGCACTAGCAACCGCTTTCCAAAGGGCTTTTGCTGCTTCAATCTGCTCTGGGTAGAAACCCATAAACGGATCAAGTTTTACGCCATTTACCCAAGCATCTTCAACCATTGGGCGTTCGCCGTAGCCATTATTTACATACCAATCTTGATACTTCGGATAATAAGCATTGCTGATCTCGACGCCAACAGAAGCACGGTTTACACGCTCATTGCCAGCGTGCCAAGCACCATGCTGCATGTCCATTGTCTGATAGATAGTTCCATCGTTATCAATCAAAAAGTGAACAGAAATGCCGTTCTTGTTCAGAACATCGTTGCAACTTCTGGAGTTCAAACAAACATCCCAGTGGTTTACAAAAAGGCGAACATTTCGCTTTGGACGACCAGAATAATCATAATAATTTCCAGCAACAGCAGATAAGCCATCACTTTCAGACCAAAGAATAACCTTGTCCCACTCAATAGGCACAAAATTGCCATTATACACAACGTAATTAGAGTAATTTGGGTTAGTCGGCTTGTAATCATCAATATTTGATTGACGCTCGGTCCAAACTCGACGATAAGTGGATGGACCACACATGCCATCGGCGGTAAGGCTGTTTGCCTTCTGCCACTTTTTGATAGCCCTTACAAGTTTTTCATCAAAATAACGCTCTCCAAACCACGATGGTGCCCATCCAAGTTTAGCAGCAGAGGCTTTATTATAAAAATTCTTATCCATAAAATGGTTCCTTAGTCTTCCAAAAGTCCTACTACATAATTATCAAGGATAATTGTAATAGTCTCATTATTTATGCTGATTTTTTCGATCATACTTTGATCAATTACAACTTTTGTCCCTTCTTTTAGTTGATAATGAAACCGAACATCAGTGGCAGATGAAACCACATCGGCAACAACATATCTCTCCTCCTTTGGACTATAGTCGTCCGGGAGAACAATGCCAAAGTCATCTAAATCCTGTTCTGGCTTTTTGATCTCAACATGAACATATCTATTTACTGGAACAAACATTTTACCTCTCAAATTTCTTCATTTCTATTATTATACGCTATTTTCTTGCATAAGTCAATGAAATAATCTTGATCAAAAGTCCTTTTCATCATATTCACATCCTTATGAACCCACTGAACATTACCTTCTATATAACCCTTTGAACTATCAATGCGATCAAGTGAAGCAGTTTTATCACTATTGTTCTTTTGACCAAAGTAAATTTCAATACCTGAAATATTACACTTTCTATCTTGATCTAGAAACAAGCCCCACAAATATTCAATTGAAACTTCAAAAGGAATCTTTTTTCTTGTTTGATGTTTGTATCTATTAGTAGCGGAGTTCTTGTAAGCATTATAAATAGATCTATGGATCTCACCATAACCATCAAAATTGAAATGCTCGGATCCTGTTTTCTTATTCAAGCAGCCACAAGATCTAATTTTACCTGATACTAGGTGAGTTGCTAGCACCTGCTTTTCACAGCCGCAAGAGCACTCACAAAGATACCTTTTATGACCATTTCTAGTCGTTTCAAGGGGCTTCAAAACTTTTAGCATACCAAAAGTCTTACCGGATAAATTACCAACCCTAGGGGTTTTCTTTGTAAGTTTTAGTGCTCTTGCTCTTGTATAAACTGAACTCTTTGACCTGTTCAACTCTTTCGCTATTTTATCAGCGGGTATCTTACCATAGTTTTCAATAATGAAAGTATCTTCTTCGCTTGTATAAAGGGCCATTTGCGTTACCTCCTATTAGTAAATAGTATGCTAACTCGCAAAAGTCCTTTTTTATTTACAATAACTTATGTTAGTTTAGGTGCGACATAAAAGTCGCATAAAGAAAATAAAAGTTGAAAGGTCGCAGAGTAAAGAAAATAAATCTTTCAGAAAGTTACTTCGCACGAATCATTTGAACAAAATTTCGTACCAGCACCGCCCTCATTAGTATCAAAACGCTGGACCGGTGTAATCTTTGCTGTCATCTCATCAAACTGCTCTTTGGTGATTGGCTCGTATGGTGCCTGCTCATAGCCGGTCTCCTCGTAACGAAGGAAAGAAACAGCCTTCAAGCGAGACTCATACATCTCTAAGGCACTCTTGATATCCTCTGCTTCATCTGGCTTGAAAGTCACAGTAATGGAAACAGAGTTATCAGCCCAGTAATACTGGTATTGAGCAGCAATCTCTAACTGCTCCCAGATAGAGATATCTTTCTTGCTCTTCTTGAAGTATGGCTCATGCACAGGGAACTCCACACACATAGTGTTTGGTGAGTACTTATCTACCTCTATATTATACCCTGCATTTGCGAGCGTGTCAAGCAATTGTGAGTCTGAGCCAAAACGAATTCTACGAATGTAATACTCTGACTCTGGGAAGTGAATACCAGGAGTAGAGCCGTTCAACAAAGATACAGTTCCTGATGGCTTGATAGAAGTCATGCGAACAGACTTTGGAATACAAAGCCAGTTTGAATACATATCATCAAGTTGCTTGATGTACTTATAAGCCGCATTACACCACTTATAAACCTCACGACGACCAAACTTATTGAAAGCCTGAACAACACCAGATTGAGAAAGTCCAATACGACGGTTCTTGAGCATCTTTGCGTTGGTCTCTGGCCAATGAGTATTAGAAAGAGTAATTGTCTTACCATAAAGATAAGCAATCTTCAAAGTCTTACAGTAGTCCTCATAATCCTCGTGCTTTGCTGGAAAAGTCTCAACAAGGCAACACAACTCGGCATCTTCTAACTGCTGCTCAACGCAAGGATTGAAACCGGCAACGTTGATGTCATCATAACGCTTTGGATCCTTGAAGCGACCACGGGTTCTGGCGTTGTTTAGCCAGATATACCCAGGCTCGCCATTCTTCTGGCTTTGCTCTGCGTGCCAAGTATAATCCATACCAACAACAGCATTGAAGGAGTTATTTGAACCCCAGCGATGATGATAAAGTTTTTCTTGATCGTTCTTCATCTGAAGGTATTCACGATCATCGTATGCTCCCATAGCAAGAGCAGCCGAGCGGCGAACATTACCAGCAACAACACAACGACCAATAAGATTCTCTGTATCAACAATGTCTACCGAAGTAATGGTATCGCCAATCTTATCGCTAAAAAGAGCAGTAAGATTCTCGTGTAGTTCTAACAGAGGACCGTGACCAGAAGATGTCCCGCCAAAGCCGCGAATAGGCTCCCCAGCACCACGAATAGCAGAGTAATCAAATCTAGGGACCTTTCCGCCAAGAAAGAATCCATCCAAGAGAATATGTACCGAATCAACCCAGCCCTCCCTAGAATCATCAATAACAAGCGTGTCATTGGTGTATTTTGGCTCTTTGATAGTAATGGTTCCTGCACCCTCGGTATCAAAACCAACACCGATGCCGACCATAAGAGCATCCATCATCCAAGCAAAGAGATAACCACCCTTTGTAGCAATGTCTCTGGTGGATCTAAAAGCACAATTGAAAAGACCGGCAGCAGTACGCTCCTCAACAAACTTGGTGCCCATCATCCAAAGACCACGACCCGGAGGAGTCCACTTTAGATTGAACAAGCGATCATAAGCATCTTTTGCTGTTGCTTGTGCTTTAGCGTCATTCCACTCTAAACCTAGGTGATAAACATGCTGTTTCTGCATGTCAAACATAGCATCAATAACACGGCGACAAGTTTGCCACCACTCTTCGGTGCCCTCAACGCCTGTTTCGAATTCACTCAACCTACGGGCGTATGTCCGCTTAAACGTAACATATCCCAAAGGACCCCAAGGCACTTCACGGTCCTTATAAGGCTCAATAAACGCATCTGAAAGTTTGAAACGTCTAATATTACTATGTGATCTCATTTTATTTTCCTCTCTTGGATCTTAACTTGGTGTATTTATTTTTTAGTAGTTCACTTTGTTCTTTCGGTCCCAATGTTACAGGGTTTGTAACAACATTGTTGGTAGTTTGCATCTGCTTTGGTAGGATTTTGATGCTCACGTTTGATGTGTCCATATGAATAGGCATTACAATTCCATCAGGACCATTACGATTTTTAGCAATAAAAATCTTACCAGTGTTCTTCTGCTTATCTTCAATCGTTCTTGAAACAGACATGATGAAATCTGCTACGAAGCACTTGTTGAATGCTTCCGAGATTTGCTCCATTGTAATTACTTCTGCATTCAACCCCGAACGATTAGTTTGAGATGCGGTCCAGATAGGACAGGCAAACTCATTAGAGATGCCACGCAACTCTTCATAAATAGATTCTAGTTCGTTTCTTTTCTCTTTTCTTACAACAACTGGCTTTAAAAGATCGCCGTAATCTACGATTACCATACCGGGCTTGATGCCCCTTTTAACTAGTCTCGCGAGATGCGATCTGATAGTATTAGAAGATGCCGATTTTGTTGGATATTCTTTGATAATTAGCGATCCTTCAAGGTCCTTTACAGTATCATAAATTTCATCTTTGAAGTTGATAATATCAGAAAGTGGATAACCAGTCAAACAACTATCATAACGACTAGCAACAACAGTATCTTGTAACTCCAAGGTGTAATGAACAACGGTTTTTCCTTCTTTTAGGGCTTGGGCTCCAAGATGAACAAGAACCATTGATTTACCAGCACCAGTAGGAGCAACAACCACACCCAACTCGTTTTTACCCAGTCCTCCTCCTGTAATCTTGTCCATGTCGCCCCAGCCGGTTGTGACAGGATTACGATGCTTAGGAATAAAACGACGCTCAAAATCTGCAAGATAATCATAACCAAAATTGTTGTCCGAGCCTAATTTCAGGGCATCATTGATAGTTTTTGAAATCTCATCAAAAGAACAAGTCTGAAGAAGCCCAACAGACTTCAACATTGCTTCTTTTAGTTTTTGCTTTCTACAAAAATCAAGTGACTGTTCTTTGATAAACTCTACATCTGTAATCTCTCTTTTATGAATCTTATAAAAATAATCTTTTACTTGTGTTTGGATTACATCATCTTCACTCTCAAGTTCAGTTTTTAGAATAGTAGCAATCGCCTCAACTGAAGGATGACGATCATACTTTGATCTATAAGAAATAACTTTATCAACAAAAATACGAAGATACTGAAGATCAAGAAAGTTGAGATCTAAAACTTCTGTAATCTGATCTGCAAAAGGGCGGTCCTCAAAGATAAGTTGAACCAAACCCTCTTGAAAGGCTTTTCCGTATTTGCTGAAACTTGCAACATCACTATTACTCATTTCACCTCTCTAGTTTTATTATTATAGCAGATCTTTTGAGCAGAAGTCAAGGAAAAAATGCTATTCACGATTTTCACGCGAAATACGATTCAAGTTGGTTCGGAGGTCTTCCCAGTTCAACTCGCCAAAGCCATCCTCACGCATCATACGGATGATTTCTGTCTTATTGTAAGAAAAGTCAAAGTTTTCTACTGCGTCCTGAACAAAGATTTTTGATTGAACAGACATCTGCGGAGCATACAACTGCATCATCTTATAGTTATGCTCTACGATGTGCTTGTTCTCTGAAACATTCTTATAGAACTTTACCTTATCTGCAACATTATCACAGAAATCAACAACCTCGTCAATAGAATAAGTTTTATCAGTAGAGAGGAAATTAAGACGCTTTGCTACGGTAGCAAAACCAGCACCACGAATACCTGGAAGATTATCGGAGGAATCACCGATAATAGCCCTTGCGAGAGCCATATTAGTAGGATGAATACCAGTCTGCTCTACAATACGCTGCTTATTGAGGATCTCATTCTTTACTGGTCTCAAAAGGACGGTCTCCTCATCACATAACTGCATAAAGTCTTTATCATTAGAAACAATAATCTTCTGCCAGCCCTTATAATAGGGCATAGTGGTCAGATACGAGATAACATCGTCTGCCTCAATCTCTGGTATGATCGTCTGAATAATGGGCATCTGGTTAAGATACTCCATAAGGCGGGCTTGCTGCCACATCTTATTTTCTCTTGCTTCCTCATCTGAAAGGTTGTGATAAGCACGATTTAGTTTTAGCGGCTTCCTGCCATCCTTATAGTTTTTGTCCATCTTCTTTCGCTTCGCAGAGCCATTAGGACCATCCCAAATAACAGCAATCTGATCGGGTCTTGTCTCTCTTACAAGTTTCTGTAAGATCTTGATAAAACCTTTGATACCGCCAATCGGCTGTCCGTGATGACTGATGCTGGGATCAACTATGTGCGCCCGAAGATAGGCATTCAAACCGTCAAGGATTAGTATTCTTTTCATTCTTTATATCCTCCTTCGTGTAATCTTGAACCTCCCGGTAAAACCGCACAACGATAAGAATAAATCCTTTCGCCGTCTTCTTCTCTCATCATAATTGGATCTCCAAAAATAAGATGTTTTCC